GGAGTTTTCCACAAGTCCGTAGTGCTAAGGGCTTGACAGAAAAATCCTATTTTTTAGTATTTCAGGGCAAAATAAAGCGGCCCCAATCGAAAGAAAACCTTTTTTCAATCGATAGAGGCCGGCAATCTGAAATTGATACTTCTATCCTAGCAAATATTTTACATTCAGTCAACTGTTCGGGATTTCCGAACTGTTCAGTTGTTCGGAATTTCCGAATTACTCAACGGCTTCTTTCATCTGACGCACTAAGTCTAGAATAATAGTCTTAGCCGCAGACAATCCAGCCGCAATTGCAGATAACGCGGTAGCCATCGTCAGAGCGTACAGTTCGTGCCAGCTTGCAGCGAATAGTAGATTGACTAAGTTTACACCAGCTAGTAAAAACGTCGCGATAAACGTCTGTAAGAATGTCCATCCAGCACGGATAGCTACGTCTTTATAGTTGATATTCTTTAATGCTTCTAGTGATTTCATATCTCCTCCTTATTTCTTGAACTTAAAAATACTCATTAGAAAATCGATAATCTTCTCTAATAGACTTTTATTCTTAGCGATATCTTGACTTAATTTAGCGATAGACCTCATCACGTCTTCGTTTGTAGGTTGTGGTGCTACAGGTGCAACTTTTGGTTGATCTTTGGCTTCAATCTTCACGGTAGGTGTAACTACTACAGGGCGTTTTTCTGGTCGTGGTGTGCCTGCATCTCCATTCGCTAATTCACGTACTCGTTCCGCTAATACCCAAATTCCGTCATCTGCCATTTTCAGTTGTAGGTAGCGTTTGTCATTTTCGGTAGTTTCGTCTAATATCTCCGTTGAGCCGACAATTCGGAAGTAATCACCTGTATTTATTTCTCCGTCCAGTAGATAGCCGTCTTTATCTGTCCTCACTGCCACAGAAACAGGTACACCATTATCCTCCCAATCGAACTCATCAATCAATCGGTTACATCTAATTTGTCGTAAGTCGAATACAGTCGCTACTTCATCTGCATAATAGACTTCGGGAAGTGCTACACGCTTAGCTTCTTGAGGTTTGCCAACATACCTGTAAAATGCGTATGGTGGGCAACCTGATGCACTCCAGAGCCAGTCGTGATTGTCTATCACAATACCTGCCTGATAGCGACAGTTAATTACATTATCTGTATCCGTAAACATTCCTGTATGACCCAGTGCACCGCCCGAATTGCCTCGAATACCCCAAATAAAGATATCGCCGCGTTGTGTGTCTGCGTCGCCGTTAGCGTCCTCAGATACTCGAACCCAGCCATTCTTTTCTAAGGCGTCGAATAGCGTGTCTGTATTTCCTATCCAGTAACTAGCAGGTAAAAGTACTGCTTCTTTTAATGCGTGGTATACAGAGCTTGAACAGTCATATGAGTCTGGACCATTTCGGCTCTCCATTGAATAACTGACTCGACCTTTCCGTGCGTAGAACCAAGATAGTGCTTTTTCTATCATTTTGTTACCTCCTTTACTTTTTCTATTACTTCAACGGGTGTTCTATCTTGAATAAAATGGGTAAATTGAGTAAGCAAAAAGAGCCCTACTGCACCTATGAGTACGGTTAGACCTGTGTATTTGATGATTACGCCTACGAATTTCTTTTCGCCAGTAACGATAGCTTTTATGAAGACGTTGCCATCTAGTGTATCGTTATGGTATTGAATTGCTTTGATATTCTTTTCAATATCATTTATTTTTCCATCTACATATTTATTTCGCTCTATATATACAGACTCACTTACTAACCCGTCTAGTTTGGCTAATATTTGAGCTAATGATGGTTCTGCTACTTTTTCATTGAACACCTCTAGTTTGACTAGGCGTTCACTTAGGTCTGTGTTTGATCCTGGCATATAAAAAACGGAAGCCTTTCGTCTTTATACGTGCTTCCGTTTCTTGAGATCACACTGGTTAATTTATAGTATTATTTTACCATTTATATGTTGGTCAGACAAGATAGACTTTACGACTATGCCAGACAATAAATATACAATCGCTAAGCAGGATACTGGCAAGAAGTGGATTAACGAAAAAACAATCTTTAGGCAAGTCTTTACAACCAACACGAAAGCGCAGGGAAATACAGAACAGATTGTCAACATTGATTTGCCTAAAAAGGATTCATTGCAGATTATCAAAGTAGAGGGAGGGATACGCACTGGTGCTGATTTTTATCCACTCGAATATATTAACCCAAATGCACCTAGCGGACAGAATTCACAACTTAAGCTGACATTTTATAACGAAAGCTGGCAGATGCGATTTAATACAGGCTCTGTTGGTGTACTTACAGTTATCGTATATTACACAGAATAAGTTGTATTGCAGTAGGTACTGTCTAGTTACTTAACATACTCTAAAACAATACTAACTTCTGAATTACCCCAAGCGTAGCTACCAGAGATTGTAATATTAGTTTGGTCGATTGAGGTAACACCTGATTGGTGTGTGCCTTCAATGTATGGCAATGCTTGCTTGATAGGGTTATTATTAAGACTGCCAGATAGTCGCATATTTCCATAATATCGTATTAACTCCCATCTATTAGATAGACCTTGAATACCATGCGGCAAGTTTGATGTATTAAAACCACCTGTCATATTCACAGTGCCACGCACGACTTTACGATAAATAGGGCGACCATCAATCCATTTTTGACCAGTGTCCTGTTCAGTAGTCTTGTATTTATTGTCTGGCATAGTCGTAAAGTCTATCTTGTCGGCTGTAATAGACCCCTCTTTGAGTGCGTCTTTTGTAATACTATCTTTGGCTATATTCTCAGCCCCTACAGCACCTTTTTTTAGAGAACCGTCGCTGTTATGAGATTCTAGAATTGCCTCGGCTAGGTCTTGCGCCCAGCTGGCAGTAGGACCAGCTTGAACAATATCCCCAACTAAGTTACCGTCATCTATTGCGTTATTCTGGATTTGTAAACTAATAATCTGACCAGTAGCCTTATTTGCCATACCCTTCCAGTCTCTCTGGCTACCTGGGACCACTTTACCAGTTGAGTCTACCCTGTATGTCATAAAATGCACAGCAGTATCTTCAGTCCAACCAGTCAAACTATCTACAGATAGAGTGTCAGAGTTTGCGGGTCGTGGGGTAACTACTCGCGCTACGTTAGGATTGCTGCCGTCTTTTACTTTTGTAATTTTGTCACTAATACTTGCCATTCTGTTATTCCTCCTTTAGCTTTGGTCTTTCGTGCCAATATTTACGTATTCAAATACCACTCTTGATATGCTGTAACTTACACCAGGGTCTGATGAACTCCAGCCGTATTGCACCCAGTGAGCGTCTTCATCTACTTCCAGCTCCACTTCTTCGCTAGCAGAGTTGAATGTTTCAGGTATGCCTCTCACCTCACTCCATCCGATAGAACTCCAACCAACGCCTGGCTCACTCCATCCAGTACGACTTGAAGATGCTCCGAAAAATCTTGTCTCCGTAAACGTCTGTAATCCGTCTTCTGTCTTAATAGTGGCGGTAAGATTAATACGCCCTTGAGGTCTGAGCAGCACAAATACCACCTTGAGTACACGCGCCCAATCTCTTCCAGTTTCTTCAAATCGCAATTGACCACTTTGTGCGCTAGTGTTAAACGGCTTACCGTCATCAACTGTAGTTGCACCCTTAGATAGCTCGACTATCTTGTTTCCTTGAACTATTAAGAAGTGAGTTATACCTGAGTTGTCGTTATATAACGTCATCCAGTCAGCACGAATACTCCACGGTTTCATCCACGCACCCCTACGGTCGGTATCATAAATCCATATCTGATTGTTGTAGTCAGCGGCAACAGGTAACGCCCAATAGACGCGACCTTCAAATGCCAACCCTACGGCTTTTTCTATGGCTTTACTGTTTAGGTTGCTAATGGCGTCTTGAATGGTGTTAGTAATTCGTCTTGTAGATAGGACGTTTTGTAATTGCGGTAGAGTTCCTGTAGTATTAAATCCACCACGGCTTGGATATAGTAGGTCGTTATTGTAAATGACTACAGCGTCAGGGCTATCTGTACCGTCAGCACCAGTATCTTCTTGTACTTGCCAGACTGTAATAGTATCTTCACCATAAGTAATGTTTGTTGGTGTAATATAGAATCGTTTACCAGTACCGTTTGTACCGTTAGCTAGGACCGTTACTTTAGGATCGCCTTTACCATCTCGATATGGTCGTACTGCAAATGGTACTTCTTTGGTACCATTCCCTACTGGCGTATATCCACCGCCATATCCAGGTGAGAAGTCTAGCTCATGCCCATAATCACCACCACGCCATACATAGAATTGATTGTCTTTATCACCAGTCATCCATATACGGCCATTGACTACATCGGCTCGTGTTGCTTTTGGACCAGCCGTGTTATTGTCTTTTGGTAGAGGCACTGACATGTCTAGGCTACGCGATCCATTGTCTACAAATACTGTCTGATCCATTGGCAATGCGGCAGCTAGACGGTAAAGTGTAGGCTCTCCGCCACCGTCAACACCAACGCCACAATAAATGTTCCACGACTTAGCTTCTGTGCTGTCTGGACGCTTGACTGACAGGTTATGTTTTTCACCATTCCACATATCTCGGTCTGTAGAGATTGCTTGAGATAATAGAGGCGATCCTGCGGTTTCACCAACAGTAGAGTTAAAAGTAACTGCATAAAACACCTTAAATCCTGTACCAGTTAGTCCTACGTTTTTATCTAGTATTGGCTTTGCTGGGTCTGATATTTTCTGAAATGCTACTATCTTCTTTGTTGGTATATCCAAGTAGCTAAGAGTATCTTCTCCATTCATGACTAGAAGATTGTTGCGTATCTGCTTGAAATGACCGCGGGCTGATTCGTGATATTCTTTACCTTCTACTACTTGCCATGCTGGGTCTTCGCCCTTAGCTATACATAGCTTTGTTTTGCCGTTTATTCTTTGAAGGCAAGCTAGCCAGTTTACAGAGCCATCTTTTGTAGTGCTACGAAATTCAGCCAATTCACCTAAGACTGTTCCTAATGGCTGGGGACCATATTTAGCAGTACCATGTCGCACGGTAATGACAGAGTCCTGATCCAATATCATATTCTCAGACGACCTTAGACCTCTTAGCGGTGAGCGACCATCATCAAATGCAGTGACTACGCCGTTTGTCCAATCCTCAACCGACAGCCGCTGTATTTTTGGTGCTTTAGTATTGCTAGGAGGTTTTAGCATATGTCAGACACTCCTGGAATCATACTTAGAGGTGCATATCTAGCTTGACTAGCATTATTCTCTATCATTTTTTCCATTAGCTGGTTAGCTTCATTGATGAGATTGCCGTATTGGTTCTGTAGAAGAATGTCGTTGCGAGCATATTCAGCCGCACACATCACCATTAGCCACATTGGATTGTCTACTGGGACCATATCGCTTGGGCTTGTCAGCAGTGGGGCGTGTAAATATACAGGTATTGTTATTTGACCTCCAAGTACTGGGTCGTCACTTCTTATAGGATCGATAAACACCAGCTTATTGCCAGAGATAGTGCAGCAGTCTTGCCCCTTATACATTCCAGCTTGCTCTGGTGGCACTGTAGTGTATTCTTTAATCTGATTGTCTTTTTTGACCTTTATGGTGTCGCCGTATACGTTGCTTACCTTGGCAACCTTAGTAAAGTCAATTTCATATTCCTGATTCGTCGATAGTGTTCCGATATCGTAATTAGGGTCATATAAAGACTGCCAATCAACATTAGGTTCACTTTGCCATACAGGGATATACATGTTAGCAATACCTAGTATTTTCTGGTATTTCTTGTCTGTTTCTGGTAGGTTGCGCACCTTACCAGTAGCTTTCAGCATGACTGCCGATATAAGTTGCGTAGTGTTCATGGCGTTTTTCCTAAATTAAAAACACGGAGCCGGCTTATTATTGCCAGACGCTCCGTGTTCTTTAGGTCACGCTGTTTTCTGCTTATATTATATCATAATTATCACTATTATGCTTTCTTAATGCGGATTCGCGTGTTTTTGCTGGTGCTTGCACCATTCCACTTTTTTAATGTATTAGTTATCTGTTTTTTAGTGTTAGTCTTGCTTATTAGGTTTTGTCCAATTTGGTTTATACTTGTGTTTTTTGCGGATGATTCATTAGCTTTTGGCGCAGAAGATGTTAGACCCATACTCTTAGTGACTGCAGAAGCTAGTGGAGACGCGCTACCGCCGCTGCTTGACCTACCACCTCTTCGTCCGCTGCCCCTTCCGCTGCCTCTTCCGCTACCTGAGCGTCCAGAGCCACCTGAGGTATCTTTGGTTATCTTATTGCCGTCAGTGTCAAACTGAGTAGCATTAAGGGCGCGTGCTTCCTGTTTAGTTATGTAACCTTCAGCGCGTAGCTTATTGATTACACCATTCTTAGCAAACATTTGTCCTGTAATACTCTTTCGTCGACCATTAGCTAGTTCTTGTATTAGATCCTCGTGTGATGATTCTTGAGCCTTTTGACGCCAGTAATTGTCCATCAGACTTACTTCGTTATGAGATGTCATCGCACCGTACTCAATTTGATCCTTTGTATATCCAGATTCTTTGTAGTAGCGCTCTTTTACCCAGTCTGGTAAGTCTTTGTATTTACCAGTCATCATATTGACGGCAGTTTTAGCTTTATCTACCTTTTCTGTACCGTTCTGTAGTTTATTTAATGTTGCATTGAATGAAGTAAACTCTTTTTTAATAGTTGATGTTTTATCAATATCATACGCCTTCATCCAGTTGCGATAAGCTTCATCACCTTGTCCTTGAGATTGAGCAAGCTTTTTGTATACACCTTTTTCTACGTTACCATTCTTGTTTACTAGTAATCCGTCTTGGAATGTATAGTCACCCTTCTTTAGTTTCTTTTTAATTGAAGCGGCTTCTTTCTTGCTTAGTCCTTGTAGGTCTATTTGATTATCTGTTGCTTGTTTTTGTTGTGGGTTGTTGTTGGTTGGCATGTTTATTTGCAGGCCGCTAGACGCGTTAGCAACTAGACCACCAGCCTTAAACATATTGACCCACGAATTCTTTCCTTCTTCTACTTGCACTGGTATTAGTGCGTTTTTACCGAATAGCGCGCCTTGGACCAGATTGAATGGATTGTCTTTTTCAAACTCAACCTTTGTCTCGCCATTGCCGTCTTTTACTTCGCCAGAGTGAGCTGCCGCAATACCCTGAATAGTTTTCTTTAATTGGCTACCTGCTGGTAATTGACCTAGGATGTTATACATAGCGTCTTTAGTTTTTGCTTCTGCCTTATCATCATCACCATCTTCACGTGCTTTAGCTGCCTCATCCAATTTACCCTTAGTGTCAATCAATTTACGAGGTAAATCAACAACTGGTATTGTACCATCGTAACGGCCTAAGTTGCTTTCTTTGCCGAATAGCTTCTTGCGATCGTCTTTTGTTGTTGCGGCATTAACCATAGCTGTAGCTATAGGTGCGGCTGTAACTGCCTGGCCAGCTACTTTTTGGATTGTACGCTCTAGTTTAGCTTGTACTGAATTGTCTTTATCGTCATCATCACCACCACTCAGCCAGTCGCCTACAATCTCAATCAGTGTACCTAATGGATCAACCCCTGGCTTATTTCCAGTTAGCGCCTCTATCGCACTATATGCAATTGCCGTATTAACAGCGAGTGCCACCCTCTGTTTATTAGACATCTGGTTCCATACATAACGGTTCTGTTGTGTCACTTCTCGCGTGAACTGTAAGAATGATGCGGACCATAGCCTATTATATGCCCGTGGGGTGCTTATCTGATCGCGTAAGGTTACCGTGTCATTAATGAATCGTTCTGCGTATCTAACTGCATCTGCGTCGCTTAGTCCATTATTGATTGCCTGATTATATTTAGCTAAGAAGGTGTATTCAATAACACCTCTTTCAACTACTTCCATAGGAATACCAGCAGTTTTCATAGTTTTTTCAAACTTGGTGTCATCCGTCAGGTTGTCGTCTGCATACCTTAGGGCTAGAGCATCAGACTTTTGTAGTATGGCTTTGCGGTTTTTTATCTTGAATGCCTGTATCAATGCTTTAGGGCTGGTTGTAGAGAATAGAGCAGGTAGTGATGCCGTTTGAGCTACTACTGAATTCATATTGCCGACAATCTTAGATAGTGCCGCCTGCTTCATTAATGCCCTACCAGTTGCATCTGCGAATTTTCGCATTTTACTTGGCTCTGTATCATTTACGACTCGTTGGAATGGGTCTGTCTTTCCAGCTAGTCGGTTTGCATGTTCTTGGACAAATCCGACAAATTGAGTCAGTCCGTTTGCGCTATCAGACATCAGCTTCATAAAGTTTACGTCATTAAGCATCTTATCTAGACTTTCAGACATATTGTTGGTGGTTTCTTTTAGACTATTTATATCTTTTGCGTCTAGCTTTTCTACACCAAACTTGTCGGCTTTTCTAGCCAGACGATTAAGTTCTCGTATACCGTCTATTTTTCGACCAATTGCACGCTCTAGTCCGTATAGTTTATTTCTTACCTGCGTTAGCTCTTCAGCATCGACCTTGCCAGAAGCAGCCGAATTATACAGGGCGTCTACTCTGTCGGCTAGCTTTTGTATACCGCTAGTACCCTTACCTGCAAATTCTTGCCGTGCTTCGCTAGCTGCGCGCACTGCCACTTCCAGCGAGCGGTTCATTGTAATAGCATCTGTCATATGAATGTTATGTAGGGCTATCTTGCTGTATTCCATTAGCGGCGTAAATGGATCTGTTGGCTTTACGTCACCTACACGTTGCATAGCGAATTGATTAAACTTTTGACTTGGCTTAAATAGTCCTGTACGACCTGCTAATTTAGCTGGTAATGATTTACGAGATTCAATGGCCACATCTCCGCCAGATAACAGATTCTTAGCACCGCCGTACATAGCCGCGATAGCTCCCTTGCCAGACTGCATTTCTCCTAGGTGTGTAATATAGTCTTTACGCTCCATAATTGGGTCTTTACCTAACTCTACCCTCTTTTCGTTTTGGCGAGCTAGCAAGTTCTTGTATACAGCACGTAAGAAGCTGTTGTATTGATCCAGAGCTTCAGAGGCACTCTTTCCGTAAACTTCTTCAAATACTTTCAAGCGTTCATCGTATGATGGTGATTTTTCGCCACGTTTCGGACGTGATGGTTCAATTACATATACGGCGTCTTGTAGCATTTGTCGCTTTAGTGGACCGTGTTTTTTGGCTTGTTTTAGCAAGTTTTTGCGATAATCTTTTATCTGTTCACCGATAACGTTGCCTTCTTTTACTGCGGCGGCGTTAGCTTGACGAGGTGTTTCAGACATAATATTCAGTAACGCCTCTTTAGTTTTATTGCCACCCTTCTTAAAGTAATCAAGGCTATTGCTTCGCCTCAATGAGCCTGTTATACGGTCTATTATTCCTTCAGTAGTCCATGTTTGACCTGCACCAAAGCGCATTTCTTTGATTTTACTGAAGTCAACATCACGCATATTCAGGTTCATCTTCTTTTTACCTGCATATATAGTTACGTTGCCGTCAGGGGTCATTTCAATATAGTTACCTAGAATTTGACCAGTTTGTGCGTCCACTACTCTACCAGATTCTATATAGTGCTTGTCTGGATCGAATGTAACTAGCTTATCACTTGGACGATATGCCTTTTTATCTCCAGTTTGCATATAACCATCAAAAGCACTCACTAGTTCAGCATTTACGCCCTTAGAGTTTTCTCTCCATATGTACTGAATAGCTAGACCATCATCAAATGCGCGCTTAGCTTCATCATTGACTGCCTTGTCTGATCTAATATCGTCTATGAATTTCTTCTGTAGTGGTGAAGTTACTCTTGGTGCTTCAGCGCCTGTTCGCTGCCATTTACCAAAGATATTTCTGTATTCATAGAATGAATGGTATGCACCCTTCTCGTCCTTATAAATCATCTGTCGTGTATTGTGGGTAGCTGTATTTGCAGTAGTTGTAGGTGCTGGGACCGCGTGTTCCGCTCCAGGTAGTTTAATCTTTTCTTTTACTTCTGGTGCTATTTCGTCTATTGGGCGTAATCGTCCATTTTCATCTAACATACTGCCAGCGCGTGCGTTGGTGTTCAGTAGCGCCCTTTCTCCAGTAATGTCATAGCCCTTTTGTTCAGCCAACTTAGCAAATTGTTTTGCAACAGCTTTTTCGTCAATACCAGTAGCTACACTAGCATTATGTACTATATCTGCTATTTTATGTCTTGGACCTTCATCTAATCCTCTATTCAGTATTTCTCCTAATGCCTGCTGCTTTTCAATTCGCTCTTTTTCTGCCTTAGCCTCTTCAGTACGTCGTTCTTCTTCCGCCTTCGCTTCTTCTATTTTCTTTTGCTTCTCAGCCTCTATCTTAGCCTCTTCAGCATATCGATCTGAAATCATCTTCTGGGCTTCTTCAATGACGTCTGGATCCCTACGCCATTCTGCCAATAGGGTTTTTCTCTCTCTTTCTGCACGACGTGCTTCAGCTACTCGCTTAATTTCATCGATAAACGTATCGATGTCGTCATATCCCATTTCCTGAGCAATCGTATCGATATCTCGCTTACCAGTACGGCGTTTATAGTTAGACGGTAGGTCTCCAGCCAACTCCTTTCCTAGGTGGTGTCGTAGGTCGTCTACATGTAGGCGTGGGATACTCCACGTCAATCCATGACTTCCGAGGATATTTGTGTCATTATGCTCTAGGAATAGATTCTGGTCTATATTCTCATATATAAACTCGTCTATAGCATCTCTTAGCTCCCTAGTCATTCTAGGCTTAGGGTTGGCTTCCATTTCGTTAATAGTTTCTTGAAGAGGATGCTGATAGCGGTTATCTGTATTGACATTTTGAGGATTGTTTGGTATAGTGGTATTAGAATCACCGGAACTAAATCGCCTACTTGAGCGGTTCGCCGGTATTCTTTTTATATTGTTGAAGGCGTAGACTAACTTACCCTTACTGTTTAGTCCAACATTTATAGTTACATCAAATTGTTGACCATCTATTTCTATGCGCGCTGTTCTATATTCAAAGCCGTCCTTTGCGAATGAATGCGCTTTCATGTCCGGAGCTTCTGCATATTTCTTAGACACCTTAAGGATATCAGGAAGTTCGCCAGCCATCTTACCCTTAATTAATATATCTTCAAAAGTTTGGTGTGGATCGACATACTTTCTAATTGTATTTCTGTTAACCCTACCAGTCCCGTCATTGCCAAAATTCAGTGGATAGTCATTACCTTTGAAGTTTTCATTTAAGTATTTACGAATTGTCGGGACAACCTGCTTGCTAGGCACGCCCTTAAGGATGTTATTATTAACAACTACAATATTTCTACCATCATGGGCGGCTTCAATACTCATCGTCCTCACTCGTCCATCACCGCCAGGTACTTGCTGTTTGGCGTTTCTGAACTTACCTGTTTCCATTTGGGCGTAGAATTGCTTAATGGCGTCTTGTTTACCGACAAGCCCCATAATAGCTTCAGTAATTCGGTCATATATTGCTAAGACTTTTTGAGGAATACCTAATCTAGCACCTAGACGTACTTTATCTTCACCGTTTAATCTTCCTTTGTAGTAATCACTGAATCCGTCGGCTAGTTGTTCTTCTGCTAGTAGGTTTAGGTCATTTCCATATTGACTGCCGTATTTGTTTATTAAATAGTCATCTCCATAAGACTCACGGATAGCATTTAATAGGTCTTGTTTGTTTTCTACTCGGGTAAGCAATTTATGTCCTAATTCGTGGTTTAGAGTGTCTTCTGTAAGCTTGTTTAGATTAATTTGGTCAGTCTTTGGATCGTAGTAGCCTAATGCTTTTTTCTGCATTTCATTTTGCCACTCGTTGAATACAAGGTTCTCATCGCCTGTTAGTTGTAGGTGACGTGCTAGCAACTCTTTTGATTGTTGAATTTCCTGTATTTTAGCCTCTGCCTGACGCTTATATCTCATATCTGGACTATCTGTTGGATTGAGATTATCGGTGTATTTGATCTGTTCTGGCTTGGTCATAACCAGTGATATACCTCTATCGATGGTTTTTTCTCCGTATCCACCATCGCCACCTTCATCTAGGTATAGAGAATCATATTCAGGATGGTTTTCTCGTAACCACTCCATAAAATCTTCACCCTCAGTCCAGTCGATTTCTCTCAGTGAATTTATCTCGGCGGGATCTGTATATGGGCTTATTAGAAAAGAGTTTCCCCCCTTTACATATTCATTTAGGAATATGTCTTTTGCTCTACTGTCTTTTAAGGTGAATGGATTCTTTGAGTTAATATATACTTCGTACGTTTTTGGATCGTTTACTTCTTTGAAACTGCTTAGACTTATAGAACTAGCCCCTGGATTCTGGTATCTATCGGCGTATTTTTCATTTTTGGTAAAATATGTGCCAGGACGGAATTCAGTGATGTGACCGTTTGGTGACCCATGATACATTTTCATGAGGTTTCCGTCTTCGTCTCGTACTTTGCTATCCTTAAAGAATGCCTCTTGTTCTGGGCTTAGTTTATACTTCAATCCGTTCTCATCTACCTCGCCGATATGATCTCTGGCGTATATAGCTTGCTCTTGAGCTTTACGTAGGTTAATCATGGCTGGAGCATTTTCACTCATTCCTTGACCACGCAGGTATTCTTCACGTTGTCGTAGACGTGTTATGTGTTCGTTATACGCTCTGACTTGTGCTTCATGCTCTGGATTGAGCTTGTATTTCATTTCTGGGCTAGCTAAGTTCTGTACGTCTTTTGTAGCTTGTTCTATCAGATAGTTTTCTAGTATTCCTGTTGTTTGTTGGCGTGTGGCAACAGCATTTACATCACCGTGCTGAATATCTGACATATTCTGGGTGACGGCTTGTTTTAGTGCTGGGCTAGCGTTAGGTATAGTATTCTCTACTGCTGGGGCTACATCCACCGACTGGATTGGGTGTAATTGATTGTTCTGATTATTAGCTACATTTACTTCTGCCGCTTGCTTGAGTGAGGTGTCGTCCGACGATTGACGTGCTTGACGTTGAGCTATAGCCTCTTTTTCTAGTTTTCCAGTAGCTTCATTTTGATTCATTCGTGCAGTCATTGCACTTGATGGTTGATTGCCAGTCTGTCGCATAGCACCAAAATTAGCCATTCCAGCTGGACCACCAAGGACCGCGCCCATAAGACCGCTCTTAAGAACGCCTTCTTCATACTTGCGATTAGGATCGTATGTATGCTTAGCAATTGCATTCTCTGCAAATTGCTGAGCGGCTTCTTCCGAACCTTCTGCTATAGCACCTGTTATAAACTTAGTCAGACCTTTTTTGCCGATAGGCGATAAGACCTTGTCTAACCCAGCCTTCTCTATTGCCGCCTGAACTGCCGCGTTACCATAGGCATATGGCAACATCTCACGTGTGCTCTTACCCTTAGCGTTTGCATTAGTAATAAAGTCTGCCGCATTTTCTACAAACTGACGTGCTACTGGTATAGTACCGCCAGTGGCTACACCTGTACCTATATCTTGCGCCAATCGTTGGGCGCTTTGACCCGCCTCGTAAGCCGTTGCAACATCCGTGTCGTTCTTCTTGAATACGCCTAGGTCTCGATCGTATTGAGCGTTACGTTGCTTACCTTGTTCTACAATATATTTTCGTATTCTGTCATATGACTCATCACCAGTAATGCCATACATGGCGTCTGCGACAGCTAGAGATAGTTTATCGCCTGAATCACCAATTGTACGGCCAGCACCGTCAATAGCACCTTTAGTGAAGCTAACTACTGAACGCGTCGGTAAAGTAGCTAATCCTGCCATCTGTGCAATATTGCTATCACGTCTAGCTTTGTCTTCTGATAAATAAGCTCTGTTCTCTGCGTCAATACGTACTTGGCGGTTCTTAGCGATTTCTGGCTCGCTAACACCCCTTGCTCGCATAATGTTGTCTAGTTTGTCGTTGCGTGCTGCCTGCTCGGCTTTATATTTGTCACTCTCTTGTTTTGCTATATCTAGGGCGCGGGTTAAGCTGTCCTGATTTTGGGTAAATAAAGGATTTCTTACAGGATTAGGAAAACTTGGGGCTATTTGTGGTCTATTCTGTTGTTGAGGTTGTTGAATAGCCACTGGTGCTGGCTTTGGTTGTTGCTGTTGGATCTGAGTTTTAAGTACTTGAGTAGGATTGTTTATGGCATTCTGGATTTGAATTTGCTTGTTTTCTTTGTTTACCCAATCTTGTTGTCCTTGAGGGGTTAGTACTTTAGGGGCGTCATTGACGGTCTTTTCTGGGATTAATGGCTTTGGCTGATTATTTTGGTTTAGCTGTTGTGTTGCTTGATTAGCCTGTTGAAGGGGATTAGGATTTACTTTTTGCTGAGCTTGGCTGAATATATTAGTACCACCACCTAACCCAGGTGTATTTACACCAGATAGACCGTTTAGTCTGTTAATGTTAGGTTGCTGTACCTGCTGTAATGGCTGAGGGCGTGGTTGAACTGGCGCTTGAACTTGTTGCTCTTTACGTCGACGTTCGTCATCGCTTACCCAACCCTTACCGCTGAAAAAGTTGCCTACTCTCTGGAAAAAGTCCATTATCTCTAATCCCCTCCTAATTTATTTACAGGTATTGATTCTGACGTTTACGCTCGTCTTCTTGCTTTAGACGTGTGTTGTAGATGTTTAGTGTTGGGTCACTACCTGCTGCTTGTGGATCTGAAACACCAACTGCTGTATCACCTTCTACCTTGTAGCTGTCTAGGTCTTTCGCGTTGTACTGGACCTTATTGCCACTGTATGTACTTTGCTGACGTCCTAGGTTGTCAATTTCGCTTGATAGAGCGTTTGCTCGTCCAAGGTCTGCACGTGCGGCATTAGCGCCATTAGCACCCTGTGCGGCGGCTTTCTGGCTCTTCATCTGAGCTAATTGAGTCAATAGGTTCTGACGTGTAGTTTGAGATGACTGACGTGCGGCGTTGTCTTCGTTTGCTTTCCAGTCGTTAAGCTTTTTGTCTTCATCCGCGTAATCATTCTTAAACTGACCCCATGTGGTGTCGATTTGCTTTTGGTTCTGTGCGTAAGTCTGTCCTGCGCCTGTTCGTTGCTGGTTAGCTTGGTTCTGAACTGCACGACCTGCTAATTGCATGTCTGAACCTACTGCACCCATACTTCCTAATGAACGCAATAAGCCGCGTAAGCCAACTGCTGAGCGATCGTTAATGTTATTGATGTTTGTACGTCGCTGTTGCTGATTTTGACGGGTCTGGTCGTTGAATTGACCTTCTGCACGGTTCCATGAACTCTTTAATTCGTTCTTCTTGGTGGTGTACTGGTTGTTAATATTGCCTAAGCGTACACCCAATTGGTTGTCTATACGTCCTAAGCCATGTTCTAGCTGTCCAATACCCTGGTCATATTCTGCCAACTGAGCAGCACTGGCACGGTTACCACCGCCCATTCCGCTGCCGCCACCGCCATAGTAGCCGCCTGGCTGATTGCTAGGACCTGGATCTTTAATATTAGCTTGTCGCCAGTTGGCGTATGATTCTTTCCACCATGGGTTGACCGAACGATTAAGAGTTGAAGCAGTGTAACCGTTTGATGTTTGCTCCCTAACGTCTGGCGACCTGAACCAGCCTCGGTCTACTTTTTGACCCATTAAGAAATTACCATTAAGATTACCGTCATCACCTACTTGGTTAAGAAGAGCTTGCGCTTCGGCGCGCCTGGCTGCCCCAGGGTTATTAAGAGCGTGGTACTGCAAGTACTGACGGTATGACGCGTTGTCATTCATAAGAAAAATCTCCTTTCGAGACAAAAGGAGATTTGGGGTTTGTGCTATATACTAGTTATTAATTAAGATCGCAAAAGTGTTGAACAATAAGAGAGTTGCCGTATTTGTCTTTAGATACACCAAAACCAACTAAGTCATAACCCTTGTCTAATATAGCTTCACGATGTCCTTTATTAGATGACATCCAGGTACTTATAGGATTGCGACTATTGCTGTCTGGTACTAAAATATTGGCTAAATTCTCACCGGCATACCGACACTTACTTGGCATATGCTTAAAAACGAATAGAGTGCCGCGTGTGCCTTCAGGTGATACGTGACCATAATAATCACGGTTTTGCATGTCATCCGCTTTTTCCTGCGCACTAGCATTTAATCTTTCGTCTAGTTTTAGGGGTGCTACACCGACTTTAGCGCGCTCCTGGTTCACTAACTCAAGCATTTCCTGCGCATCTGGCGGTCCAACATCATACTTACTCTTCGGTTGCTCCTGTTTTTGCTCCTGAGCTACTTCAGTAATTGCTTGAGCGTTTAGACGAGTCTTTAGCCATAAACCACCACCTACACTCACTATGAGAGCTACAATTATAGTAGTAGTAACTATAGCTTTTTTCATGGTTGCATTGTATCACAACAGGGGTAATTTGTCAACTACCTACCATGCCATGGTTCACAAGCTATACCGTCACCGTCTCTGTCTAATTCTTCACGATAACCAGGTTCACCCTCACGGATTGACTGAGCTCCGTTTTCACGGGCTTCAGTGCAATTTTCGTAATATACATCATCTTCATCAGGTTCATCTTCATACGATGAATTGCTCCTGGTGTGACTTGAGTTATTGTTGGTAGGATTAATGAAGTAATGCCTATATGCGTATACTCCAAGAGCATATATTCCTCCCATTAGCGCAAGTATCAATATCATAGACAATGCGTCTTTCAGGTAATTATTCATACAGCCATTCACTTACTCCACCGTGGTGTGAGCAAGCTCCTCTTCCAGTAGCGTGTGATTGCCAGCCATCTCGACAGATAGCTCCAACACGATAGCGTTGTTGAATAGGTTGTGGTGCAGGTTTAGGTGTACGGACGATAACGTGGTTTACAGGTTGAGTTATAACCTCCACCTTATCTTCATACCCTGGCTTGCTTGGTTTACAAATCTTTTTACTACCAGCTACACCTTGTTGTTTTATAGTTTCAGTGTAGCCATATTGACCTGTTTCACCTTCGTACTGTGTTTCAAACGGTATTTCTTCCGTTCTACAGTCTGAATATGTTACAGGTTGTACTACTGGCGCTATAGTCTGCTGTGGCTGACTATTATTTGCAGCTCCAGCCATACCTGCTACTGCAGCTACGCCGATAACAGCACCAATAGTGCTTTTGATGATTTTGTCTTTAGATACCATTTTAGTAAAGCCTCCCATTTACTTACTAAAGTACCTATAGCATACACCACAAACCCCAAATCTCCAAATTGTAAAAATACTATTAAATTGGATAAGAGCTATCGTCTGTTGTCTGGTCACCAAGAGGGCCTAGTTCTTCGCTCCATACTGACTTGGGCGGCTTCGTATTTATCTCAAACGATCACCTCAGATTGCTACTTATACAACGCTGCGACGCACGCTTCCTTCTTTTTTGGATGACAACGCGCTCTCGTTTTTTTAGAGTCACACTTCGTGCTTAATTGTAAGGTTATTGTATCATATATCAAGCAAAAAAACCATTTCGTTGACGTGAACGAAATGGTCTGTATGTTTATGCTGTAGTCGCTATCTATAGCCTGCACGCCGTGAGTATTCGTGTATCTCTTCAGTTATTCTCTCTACGGCGTCATTATCGTCTGCAATGTTGGCTCGGATTAGCCTACGACGTAATTCGGTGAGTTTTTTATCTTTTAGCTGGCGTAATATCTTGTTGAATGTGTCGTGGGCTAATCTGCGCTCGTGACGGGACTTGAGAGGGTCATTAAACACCTTATGTAATCTAGTTAGATCGCCCTCTCTCGTCCAGTCCATAATCTATTAAGCTCCAATCCAAGGATCAGTGACTTCAACCTCTGAGTCTTTGTCGTCCCCTGATGGTACTGCTTCTTCAATAACTGCAATAACCTTCTGCATATTGTCGTCGTTTGTATTGCCATAGAATTTCTTAGCAACCTCTAGGTGACTTAATCCGCTATTGTATGCTTCGACAATATCTTCCTTAGATACGCTACGGCTTACGATTTCACCGCTAGTTGCAGTTTCTTTTGCGTTGGCGATAATCTTCTCAGCCTCTTTTTTAGCGTTGGCGATAATCTCTTCGGCTGTAAGCTCAGTTGTCTTTTTCTCTGCCATTTTATCGTTTCCCTTCTTTGGTCGTAAGGGGCAGTGTTTAACCACCCCTTACTGTTATTAAATACTAGTCTTTAGCACCAGTCTTAACGTTGATAATCCACTTTGGATCAAGGATTGCCGACGCAAATGCCTCAGCCTTCCAACCAATGGTCATAAACTGGTTGAGTGGGTTAGATGTATCACCCTTGTCTGACTGCTTGATGATGATTTTCTTCAAGCCGCTACCAGCTAAGTCGACAACACCGAATGCTTCTTGACCGTGAATGAAGTTTGAGTAGACAGTCGTTGTGCTTGCCTCTTCCTTCTGGTTGCTTGACGCTTCGATAAAGCGGACTTTATGCAAGCGACCTAGTTCACCCTTGTATAGTTCTGCACGGCCAGTGTACTTCTGGGCGTCAATCCAAGCTGTATCACCAGTAATGTTGTATGCAGTATCTGGACCAACCTTACCAATGAAGAATCCATCTGCATATGGGATTGCGTTGTTTTTCTTCAATGTACGTACAGCCTTGCGGATTTCTGCTACCGTCAAGATATCGTCAGCAGTAATGCCGTTCAATGCAGTTTTCTTATTTGCGAACTGTACTGTAGCACCCTGATGCAATACATCACGGACCAATGCGTCGATTGTTTCACCTGCATTTTGACCCATAGTTTCAATCGTCTCTTTCATCTCACGGTCGATTGAAGTGTTGTACAGCATGCTTGAGATTTTAGTCCACTTACCGTAGCCACGTAGAGTAGCAACGACTTTGTTGCTTCGGATAGCTTCGTCTTGTGGGTTGTCACCTTCTGTCAATGGTGTTGTAGCCAAGCCAAATGGTGATCGTTTTGTAAAGGTAACCGTTGTACCAGAGTTTTTTCCTAGAGTTTTCTTTTTAGCACCTTCTAGGTGAATTGTGCGGGCTTCGCTTCGCTCCAAGAATTTTTCCTCCAGGTATTGGATCATCTCGGCAGAAAGCGTTGCGGTTGTGTTTGTTGCCATGTTATTAACCTTTCTTAAATATCATGTCCTTGCCGACGGAGATATTCTTCCTTCTCGTCTGTAGTAAGCTTGGCGAATGGTTTAACGATCCTAGTGCCGCCTCCACGGAAATCACCAGCGTCATTAATCACAGCGCGTTGCTTAGGTGTTTCACCGTCTTTGTGGAATGACTTATATAATTGATATACATCTGTCTTTGAGCCAATGACGTCGCCGTTTTGGTCGTAAATGAGTACACTTTGCAGATACCCGTTTACGGCGTTATCAAGATGTTCATCATACTGATCAGATTCTGGGTCAAACTCTGGGAAATCCCTGAGTGCCATATCTGCCTTATATGACAAATCACTTCTTGATGTTTCGACTTGGGCTTTATAAGCCGCTTCCTCCTGAGCTTGTTGCATATTATCTAGTCGCTGTTGCAACTGTAGGTTCTGCAATACCGCCTTAGCTTCAAATTCTGTGAAGAAGTCACCAGTCTCTGGGTTCTCCATCTCCATAATCTGATCTATTGTTGGCAATTGTTGTGGCTGTGGCTGTACAGGTTGAAATGTACTTTCGTTCTGTGCGTCAAGCTCCAATTGCTGGCGATAGGCTCTAGTTTCGTTCCGTTTAGCAACTAACTCACGAATAGCTCGGTTATCCTCCTCTAGGTCGCGTTCTAGTTGTTCACGGCGCGCCTCTTTGCCCCGTTTCGGCTTCCTGTCTTCGTCTGACTCGTCATCAGAATCAGCGTCTTTGCTTTCTTCCTTAGACTTATCGACTTTGACATGTACCACCTCGCCGCTATCTGAGATAACTGCTTTGGTTTCTGGCTCTGAAGAAGCCTCAGAGTTTTGTGTTTCAGCTGGCGCCGACTCAGCGTGGGTAGACTCTTGCTCTACCTCTGTATTAACGACTTCTTGGTTCTCTGCGTCTGATGGCACAGTACCCCTCCTTCTCATTAGATTGTTTAAGCGTCGATTGCAGGTGACGAACCTGGGTTGCGTGAGATGCGCTCCTTTGGTTAGCCAATAGCGAGGATAGCTAACCAAAGCAGAGTACCTTACTACGCCGCTTGGTCAATTACACTCTCTAAGAAGCTCCTTTCCTCTCTTAAAATCTCTACAATACGTTTATTTGCCAATATATAAATAGCTAGTTTCTCTTTATCTGTAATTACTTCTTCTGGTATAGCGTCAGTAGACTTGTAGAAGGTAATGCGCTCGTCCCAACGGTCAAGCACCTTTTGCAACTTATTCATATCTTGCTTAATAGCATTGATCTCGGCCTGCTTAGCCTCCTCTACCCTCTTGTCTTCTTCCTCATTTGGCTGGTAATATTCTGTACTACGCGGATATAGATTTTCGTCCATTATTCACCCTCCTTTTGGATAACTCCCATAATAGATGCGATTATCTCTTCTTCTGTAAATCCTTTTTGAATCATGCTTGGCACTTCAGCAATTAGGTTTTCTGGTGTGCCTATCTGTCGTAATTCATCTACAATACTTGGCTCTATATCTTCTTGTGGCTCTACTGGGACTTCAGCGACCTGAGCCTCGTCTTCTGCGGGCTGTTCCATCTCGGCTGTAGCTGTTTCATCGGTAGCAGGGACCGCGGCTTGGGTTTGCGCCTCCTGCATTTCTTTCATTTCTTCTTCTGTAACCTTTAGCTCGTCCAATCCATCAATGCCAGAGTTAGCAACAATAGCGTTCCATGCAGCTAATTTCTTATCTACTGGTACTACTTGGTTCAGTGACTGGCTAGAATCTAGCGTCTGAATCAATGTCTTCAAAGAATCTAGCTGTGCCGCTTCGCTGTTTACTTTCGTTGTTGACGCGTCAATCTTAAACTTCAGTACGCCCTTAGCTTTTGAGAAGTCTACAGTTGCCTTATTCTCGTCATCTAGGACTACACCATCTAGTACATGACCTTTTGCTTCTAGGTCTCGCAATCTCTGTGCAGTGTCTGTGTCTAGCTGGATTATTTCTACACCTTCACGCTCTGCAAAATACAAGTTAATAGCCGTTTCGCTCCACTCCTCAAAGAATGCTTCAAATCCTTTACGCAATGCATTGTCGTCAATAGATAATTGGGCTTGTTGAGTCTTGAGCGCTTGTGGTGTTTTACCGAATCCTGGATTGCCAACCTCTGCGCTAATTGAAGTGTCTGGACTATTGACTAGGTTGAGCATTTGAGACTTCTGCAAGCCATATAAGTTTGGATAGTCGCGGATTGCTGAAGTATCTACAGACATCGCTTCAATACGTACATTTGGGTTCTTAATTTTGTTAAGACCGTTTGGCTTGAATTCAAGGGTTCGCTCGTTTACGTCGCCGTATACGTTAATAGTTGGACGCAATGCGGCGGCGCGGTTGTATTGATAAGCCTGCATATCGCTATCGATCAGATTCTGTAGAGGACCAATTAGCTCTAAGACGCTACGACCCAGAGGATTGACCCCATCGGCGTCATAAAAATACCAATTTAAGGGTATCTTAGCCCTTGGGTCTTTATTTTTCTTACGTCGTACAATCTTTTGAGTGGCTGGGTTGAAGGTAAAGAAGGTTGCATTATGACCAATTTGAAAACCAGTTATAATTTCAATACCTGATGGATCAAGTGAGTACTGTTGCTCTGCTTCGCTCTGGTCTTTAGAATCTTTAGCGACAATAGCTTCTTTTATTTCTTCTAGCGCCTTCAAATCCCAAGTTGGTTCGTATAGTGCGCCCTCTTTTTTGGCAGTGCGGCGTCGTTCTTCTTCGGCATCGATAAGCTTTTCTACGTCAGTCTTTTGCCACCACGTGCGTACAAATAAATAGTCGCTGTCACTAGCAGATCTTTTGCCAGGTTGAATAAATACATCACGCCATGAAACGATTAAATAGTCTGGAAGTAGCTCGTCATCGTTGTAAGCTACTGGCGTAAAGACACATTGCGACCCAAACGACTCACCATTTTCAATAGTTATCCACACTTTATGGATCAGGTCATATTCGGCGTTGGCGTTAGGTAGGATTTTTTCTAAGTAAACAAATTCAGCAATTATTGGCCATGGACTGTACTCATCAGAAGTAGAGACTACGCCAGTCGGAAGCTGCTGTACGGCACGACGTGCAGACTTAATGATAATTGAAGCTGCCGTACCGTCTGTAGTTTTAGGAAACGCTTTAGGTATTTTAGCGTGTGGCTTATTTCTGGCAAGACGGGAATACTCCTCAAAAGGCTGCGTGAGTTTTTCTGTATAGTCTTTTGAGGCGCTACATAGGTCTAGAACGTTTTCTTCTGTTAAAAAAGAGAAAGCCACTGATTACTCCAAAGATTACTGTTGTTTCAGTAAACTCTGGTTTGTTTCAGTGGTTTACGCTTGTATTATATCACATTTTTAATCAGTTGTGAAAATAATCATTTTACCTGCTTAATTTTGGTATACTCAAACACAACGTCAAATGATCCTTTGTATGATATCCTAGCGCGTCCATCATAACGGATTGACGGATTGATAAGGCTATCGTCGTTTTCAATTCTTAGTGTTAGCTCGTCAACCTTATCACGTGCTTCTGCCATGGACGCAACTCGAAAACGTTCTTCATAGTGTAGCTTAGTTGCTATAACAGTATGATTTTGATAACTGTTTTCAACTACTACAGACGTCTTATCGTCTAGCTGCTGTTGTTCTTTGACTTTTCCAAACTCTGGCACAAATTTTTTCATTTTAATCCTCCACCTCGATTATTTTTCCTAGAATATCCTCGTCTGATATTAGCAGATAGTCTTTATCGTCAAGCTTTGTCTGTGTTGCCGCATAATCACGATAAATAACATGGTCGTGCGGCTTAAAATACTTGACCTCATCGCCAACGTTAATAATTTCTGCTTGCGACAAGTTGTCTACTGCATCCTTTACCAAAAATATTCCACTGGCTGTAGTCTCTGCCGCCTCTAGCTTTTTTGCAAATACCTGATGATTTGCTGGTTTTATTGTTTTCATATTCCCCCTAATTAATTCCACATTGCTGTTAAGTCGCTATCTGCTAATGATTGATTGTATGAGCTTGAGCCTACGTCATCTTCTGGTCGCTGAGCTAGTTGTACCTGATATGCTAGAGAGTCGCTCGCGTCGTCATTGGTTGCTTTAGGAAACATACTTAGTTCAAGCTCTAAGTCTTTACATAAGTTAGCGTCGCCATGTCTTATATGATAAATTCCTCCGCGTTCATATCGTGGTACCAGCGCTTCAATCCTTAATGCTTTACTGTGTCCGCCATGCTTCAATAATTCGACATCCATATAGACGCCTCTGCGCATCATCTCCTCATCCCAAACAGACTTCAAGGCTTGAGTAAATTGATTGTCTTCAATTCCGATCTTATGTAGGTTGTATCTCTTCCAGTTTGTAAACATAAGGTCAACAAGGTCAGTCGCGGATAGTTTTGTGCGATAGCATATTACATTCCATTTGCCTTCTCGGTCGATAAAGTTAAGAGTTACGCCAATGTAGTCAGTGCCTTGCTTTACATCGTCTTTACCTCGCGGATCAATCGTCATAACGTTGTACGTGTCAAGCTGTAAGACGTTGCTGAATTCGCGGTATTTGTACCACGCTTGCTTGAATTTGCGATTTTCTTCATCGATAGGATTCTGCTGATAGAGTGCTGAGAATTCATAACTACCCATCTCTGCGCGTTTTTTCAGTAGCTTCTCAAGCGAAAACTTCTCTGGCCATAGAGCCTCACCAGTTTTGCGGTGTTCGTCGTCTTCAGTAGCGATAGCTTTATATTCGATTATCTTCCAATCGTCGTATGCTTCACCTCTAGCCTTAGCTTCTCGTGAAGCTTTGAGAACACGACCAGCTAGGTCGTCGTCGTGCCAACGTGTAAGAATAAATACGATCATTGAATTACCTTCCTCACGCGTTGAGAAGGTTGACTTATACCAACCGTCTCGGGCTTCGCGGATTACAAAACTATCTGCTTCTTCACGGTTCTTAAATGGATCGTCGATAATACCAATTTTGAATCCCCGACCTGTCAATGCACCGCCAACGCCAACGGCGGTGTAGCCACCGCCCTCTTTTGTAATCCAGCGACCTTTTGCTCTAGCGTCTGCTCGCAGGCGTGTAGAAAACATCTTGTTGTAAGTAGCGGATTGCATTATATCCCTAGTTTTTTGCCCAAAATCTGACGCTAATTCTGCAGAGTAAGATGAGACTACGATTGGAATATTCGGGCTTTTTCCTAGCACCCACGACGGGAATTTCTGCGTGGCCGTATCGCTTTTGCCGTGGCGCGGCGGCATGAAAATCATCAATCGGACATCTTCGCCCGCTAGCAACCGACGATATCCTTGCTCCAGCTCTTTAGCAATCTCAGCATGGAACCACTCAAGTTGGTACTTTGGATCTATAGCAATGCAGTATTCGGCAAAGGAACCGTTATCTGCAATTTCTCTAAGAATCCCGACGGTCTGCTCTGGCTTTAAGTAGTTGCTCTGCTTGTCTTGCACTTAGAGCTACTCCTATATCGTTACCGTTTGTAGTCATATCCAGCTTGTCGCCGTAAACTTTTGGATTCATCTTAGACATCAGCCACTTGCGCGTATCGATTCTTAAACGTGACCTCTGAACATTCTCGCTATTGAATATATATCCATCGCCTTCTAACTTTTCCATGTAGTCGTTAGTAGCGTTATCTGCAATATCAATAATCTCTTCAGCTTGTGCGTATGATCGCTCTTCACATGCATGCGCGTATTGCTCACGAAACTTATCATTTTCTCGTAACCAACGAAAAAGTGTCTGCATAGAGACCATATCTTTTTCTTTACATATAGATCGTACCGAATAGCCTTCTGCTATTTTCTGACATATCCTATCTGCTAGCTTATCAGAGTATTTTGTAGGACGCCCGTTCTTTTTAGGTGTTTTTGTAGGCGGCTTTTTAGAAGACTTAGGCTTGCTTTTGACTGTAGTTTTGGACATAACCAATATCCTCGCTAGTCGCCCGCGTCTTGTGAGTTAATTAAATTATATCATATTTACGGATCCGATAAAAATCTTCAAAAGTCGCTAGTTGTGAAACACAATCCGCTTTTTCAAGGCGGATTATCTTCTAGAAATTATTGAGACTTTTATATAATTCTACAATCGCTCGCTTTAGATCGTAGTTACTCATGTTTTCAATATCAGACCGACCACCCAACTCTATGTAGATGTTTCTCAAATTTGCTAGGCCTTTGGCGTCAGTGACTGCTTTCATGATCTTGCGCTCATAATCTTCATCATCTAGGAATAAACACGACTTTGGCTCAGACTTACTCATCTTACGATCAGGATGTCTTAAGTCCATAATCTTGGATTTTGTATAAATTGGATCTGGACATTTCAATCCAACGCGTGGCAGAATATCTCTTGCGAATTCGATATGAGGACGTTGATCTTCGCCAACAATTACTCTATCGTAACCTGCAATATCTAGAGCCATCATTACTGGATATATGTACATTAGCGCGGTCTTTTCTTTAGTCTTATACTGCGGCATAGCATTCAGTAGGTGGCTAGGTGTTACGGCCAACAGTTTGGCTAGTAAAGCTACATCTAATCTCTGCTCGACGACTTGACTACTCAGCTTGAACATTCTGAGTATATTCAGCGCCTGCTCCTCATATTCAGGTTCAGACAGTGGCGCGTGGTGTTTAGCTATCAGGATATCTGCTTTGTATTCTATTGCTGGCTTTATCACGCTGACATAATGCCCTAAATGCAATCTGCCTGACGGCCGAAAGCCTACTATAGTATTTTTACTCATATCTTTCTCCAAATTATCAATTTTTAGCTTAACATCCTAGGATAATCTCTGAGAGGAGAGTAGGTGTCGATTGGTCGTCTATAGCGTGCGGGCATAGGACTGTATATAGTATTAGCATATGCACGCGCCTCACGCGCCTCACGAGCCTCCTTTTGAGTACTAGCAAAAGAAATAATCTTATTAAAGTGCTCGTTCACTTCTCTTATATATCCGCCACATTGATGAGCAAATCCATATGCACCACGAGATTTTATGGTTCTTCCGCATTTATCACACACTATAGTTGTAGTATCCTGTTTCATTATTCACTCTTCCTCCACTAGTTCAGGATTTTCATGAATATTACCTATGACTTTATAATCGTCGTAGAAAGCACTGAATATATCAGACCAGCTGTCTTCACCAACAGGTTTCCAATTGTACTCATCATCAAGCTCGTCCCAAATAACCTGACACACATTGTCAATACTTCCGTCTTTGCGGTAAAGTGCTAAGATATCGCCTACATAAATCTTTTGACCAGCACGATTGTATAGACCTGTCCACTCCTCAATTACAAGCCGTCCCTCAATCGAAATCGGCTCATTGTCGCCCTCAAGTTTTGCTGACACAAGTTTGTCGTCCTGCCAATACAAAGACACGACTTTTCGCATTCTTTTTTCTAGGTTGTCCCAAGCCCTGAACTCAATTTCACGCATTATTTACTCCTTCCCTGTCCATGATTTAGGGTACTTTGGTATTCCTGAATTGTCAACGCAAAAATCTGCACCTCTATACCCGTTTTTCCAGACATAATCTTTACCAAAATGCTTTTGACAAATTTCATCGCCAGATAGTCCTTTTTCAGTTCCTATCGCCTTGAAAACGCAGAATAGAATAAATGCTATAAGCACAAACATTGCGATGAGCGAAAAAATCTCCGTTTCATCTGTTAATATATCATTCCACCATTTAGTCATCCGATTTATTAAGCCTTTCATTTCTTCCCCTTCTCTTCGACAATCTCAATTGCCCCGTTTTTACTTACAAGCTGACAAATGCTACCGTCTGAATATTTTATGATGTAGATTGTCATAGTTTGCTTATCGTAAGTTCTGTATGTCTTACTAGCAATATTTACAATATACGGACGAGGCATAGGAGCATAGCTAGTTTCTATTTCTATAGATGGCTTATCTTTCATTATCACACCCCTCCTTTTCATAAATTACATAACCACCTGGCAAATTCATGTACTGAATCTCGTCAAATCGTATTAGTATGATTTCACACCACGATTGCGGTGGATAAGTCGGCTTCATGCTCTTGGCAGTCTCTCTCGCGTCTTCTATGTCAGCAAAAGCGACAACCCGACCAGTACCATCTCTGTAAGGTTTGACCTTATGTTCTTTATTTCTGAGTTTTCTTACGAGGTATAGTGCTTTCATTGGCTAAATCTTCTACTTCCTTAAGTTTTTCAGCAACAGCTTTGGCATATCCACCATAAGTATCCTTGCAATGCTTATCTAACAACTTAATTATTTCTTCTAGTGAATAGATGCATTTTGGATTACGCTCTTCTAGCGGGCCATAGCAGCTACAATGACCTAATTCTATAAACATAAACTTACCATTTCTGTCTTTAAGGACTGCCGCGCCTTCGCCCGACCACATATCCTGAGCATAACTACAGATAATATACTCGTAGTCTTTTTTATCTAGATATTCCAAGTCATCGTCATCTATCTCGCTAGATTCCGTGTCTGGGTCATATGCTTCCTTGCGCTCTACGTTATAGATTTTCATGCTCCTCCTCATACCTTTTAATGAAATTGTCTATCTCTTCACATACAACACCGTTCGGAGCCTCCTCTTTAATACGTTTGAAGACTTTGTACTGCCTTGAAATTACCTCACTCAAATATTTCACTTCTCCATACAGTCTTACGATTTCCAGAATACGCTGACTGATATTACCATTCACACACCTCTTAGTTTCGTCGTAATTATACGGATCCATATGCAAAGACGTAGCACTAACTTTGATAGGGTTTGCATCTTTCAATACGCTTTCTAAACTGCCCTTTTCCAAGATTTCTTCAAGCAGTTCATTTTGTTTTTCAATTGATTTTTTCATCGACTCAAACATTATTTCTCCTCCAATAATTCAGGGTTTTCGTGAATATTACCAACGACCTCACATAATTCTTGATGAAAATTACCAGGCTCATCCTTGTTCATTGGCTTGAAGCCAGTGTAGAAGTCGTCCCATTTAATTATTGCCAGTTTATAATAGCCTCGCTTTTCTGCGTCGCTACCGTTGTAAGATTTAACAATATCACCGTCATAAATCTCTGTACCGTTCTTATCTCTTAAGCCTGTGTATTGCTCGACGATAAACCAAGGGTTCTTTCTGGTGTGTGGTGGACGAAAGCAGTTTTTTATAATACGTTTAGCCACATGTAGCAAGCCAAGCCCGCTTATACTAACATACCTACTATCAATGTATTTCTTGGCTATGTTATCCCAGACTCTGAACTTTATTTCACGCATTAGATTTCCTTTCTGCTATAGTTTTTCTCATCAAATCCATTGTTTCTTCTGTGTCGTCAATTAAGTCATAATACCAATCCTCAATGGTTTTTAACTTAAGCTCTTTCATGGCTTCAAAAATATCATTTGCTGCTTTTGCGTCGAGTACGGATTGATAACATCCAAGTCCATCATATTTTGTATGACCCCTGGCGATATTGAGTTGAGCAGCTTGCGTAAGAACTCTGTATTCATACAACGTTTGATATATTTTATCTTTTGTTTTTTTATCTAGATTACCCAAGTTCATAGCACGTCCTCCGCCTCTGTTATTTTATTCTCGCTTATTTGTAGTTGGTTACATCATCCACGTTTCGCCAGGACTTACCGTCGATATAGCGTCTACTATTCCGCCACTTATATAGCCAGTTGACAACACCAATTTGTATATCATTAAGTGAGTTAATTACTTTAAGGTTTGATGTTGCCAGTTGATAGCACCAGATTGAGCCGATTTCCACCTGCACTCAATTCTATAGGCAAATGAAAAGCCTAGACACTAATGCTACCAGTTGAACAGATGACTTGGGTGGGCAAAATAGTCATCTGTCCAGTTCTACGGTTGAATTGTTAATGTTCTACTGGGTACAATTTGTACCCGTTTACTTTCGTTTACTGATACGACCGCCCTTTTTACCTGCGCACTTCTTTACGAAGTGAGGACCGTCTATTAAGTCGCAATCGCATTCAATATCTTGTGCAAATCCTTTACAAGTTCCGTGGCTTTCGAATGTAGCAGAACCGCCTTTTCGTCCAATCTCTGCATAGAAGCTAGGATTGCTTGCTAAGTTTTTCTGAGCGGCTTTCAATCCGCCCTGCTTGGTTCCTGACATTGTCTCCTCCTTACCCCCGTAGGGTACATTTAGCTTTCATTTGTATCGGACGGGTCTCTCCACTCGTCTAAATCTATATCTTCACCATCCACTGCTATCTCACAGTCTAGGATAGACAAGTCCTTATGTTGCTCTGGTGCGCCATTTTGGTATGCCCAGTACATGGTGTCATCGGCAATTTCATAAGCTTCGTCTTGATTGCTGGCTTTCACTGATAAATAACAGTCTAAAGTTATTTTTACTGGAATACTAAATTCTTTCATTCTTCCTCCTTTATTCCAAAATAAATCTTCCAATCTCGCTCATTTTCTTTGATAGATTTTTCAGCGTCTTTTAGAGTTTCGTAACGTACAGGCTCGCCACTATTGCAGCTATAGGTTTTTATGCAGTCTAATCTTCCGCGGTAATGGCACACAACCCAGCCACCTCTATCATTCTTAAAGTCTGGCTTAAAATCTGATGTTCGTTGTAGCCTGACTTTGGCTAATCTTCGTTCTTTGGCTTTTTCACATTCTTCTTCAGTAGGATAGATAAGACCCAGAGCTAGGCGGTTAATGTCTATATAATTACCACTCCAAATATCTGAATATACACTTCCATAATCGCTAATGTAGAAATACTCTTCGCCATCTTTAGGTTTATAGTGAATACTGTCTGTCGGTTCTTTGATTTCCTCGAACCACTCTGTGAGGATCCCTGGAAACTTCTTGAGTGTTGTTTCGTGGTAAATCATTATTATTAAGCCCGTTTCTGTGGTCTTTTGGTTTTCTGGAGTACCAGCAATAAGATTTCCTGTTTTAGAGATATATGCCAACTGGCCTGCTTTGAACGTCGGTAAATCTTTAAGTAGTTTATAACGTTTCATATCTCTCCTTAAAATAGCTTTGGACGCTCACCATTTATTCGGCTATCTAATATTTGATTGATTCGATGAATAATATGCTCTCGCTCATTTAATTCTTCTAGAGCCGTATCCTTCATTTCTAGCAAGTCGATAGTACTCATCTCATCTAGTGATTGATAATCATCCTCGTAATAAGGTTGTATTACTTCTTTTTCCATATCTTTTCCTCCCTTTCCTCCTTTTTCCATATATCATCCTTCCTGAACTCTTTTAGCCATTCTTTGTCTTGTTTAGCTATGTTGTACTCTGAGATAGCCACGAGACCTAGAATCAGTGCTACAAATATTATCCAAATTAGCGCGTACATTCTTTTCTCTCAATATCTATCATAAGTTTCTCTAGTTCATCGTCTGTTATAGCACCCTTAAAGATATTTCTTACGAATTCCTTTGTTTTTTCATTGATAATGTTTTTTGCTAAATTATCTAAAGTTTCTAGTGTAATAAGAACAACCTCTAAATCGTCAGAGTTTAGATTGACGGAAGTGTCGGCTTTGTAATGATGACCGTTTTTTTCACTAAATACCTTGACATTTACTTCTGCTACTGGTTTTTTCATATATCACTTCTCCTTGTAATGGATGTATTAAATTGTTTTATGGGAAGAAAAGTCTGGCTGTTACTAGATTTTAGATTGGGTAGGAGACTCCACATTAAAGGTATGGAACTAGTCATTTAACCACACACTTTACAAATTTCTACGCCAATGGTTCAAACGCAGATCTGGGCACCAGACTATTTAATAATTGTCAGATAGTGCGCTAATCCACTCTTTGACCACCTTCATATCAGACTCTAAGTCATTTATCCATTGATCGGCAGAAGGTATATCTTCTCTGTTGATTATGAGTGAGTCTACAGTATTGCTCATGGCTTTATATAACTTCCATAACGCAAGTACTGCTTTCTTTCTTTGAGTTATCATTTAGACGCTCCTTTTCGCTTATAACGATTGCTATTCTTCTGATATACGACTTCATATGTATATTCAGGGTGGGCTGGTAACCACACCTTCTCTAGGATCTTACGACGCCATTTATAGTCATCAGTTTCTACGCCTTTTGCTTCACGTAAAGTGAATGATCCGTCTAGATTATGTATTCTAAAGTCTACTTTGTGGCGATATGGGAATGCTGGATTGCCGTTTTCATCATAGACCCAACCTTCTATTCGATACTGAGTGTCATAGTCTTTTATCTGGCCGAGATTCTTTTCAATTTCTAGCTCGGCGGCTACTTGCGCTTCAAACTTTGAATCGTATATCTTGCCGTTCATCTCAGTGCGCTTAGCGCCGTATTTATTAGTCTTTCCAAGCCTACCTATCTCAGTACCACAATTACGACAAGTGAGTCTTCCTCTGGATATCATGAGATGCTTAGATTTACACTCTGGACAAGTAGCTACAGCCTTAATGCTTTCTAAGTCAAACTTCTTGTGAGTTGCTCTTATATACATTACTGCTTGCCCTTTTGTTTACGACGCATACGATTGCGCCAATTGCGAAGACGTTTTATTAAGTAGTCTTCACTCTCTAACTTTTCGTACTCTAGCTTCACTCCAGCTAGTAAACTTTGTTTATCAGCCATTATAGATTCTCCTTATACGCCCCTGTGCGATATGTAGTCCATGCTTTATAGCCTTGAGACTGCCAAACTCGATAAGCAACCCTTACAACTGTTGCGGTATCGTTTCTATCATCGTGAGGTTGAAAATGCAGACAGCCAACCTGCAATACACCATAGCTACCAACACATACTCCGTGATTCTCAGAGTTGGTAAGATTATGATTAAGCGGATTACAGCTTCTATTCTCAGCCTTAGCGATAGCTAGCATTAGACTAACATCCCATCCTGAATATTTTGACAGTTCCCGTCGAACCAATTCGCAGCCCGATACCGCAACTGATTTTGGTTGCGGCACGGTTGGTTCGACTTTCGGATCTGTCTTTGCAGCGCTTTTATCTATCTCGGAAATAGCTGCAGACTTCCGAGTTATTTTTTTAACTGTAATGTTGCTTGACGGACCTTATTATCCACTTCCTCTGTCTTATTGATCTGGTATTGAATACCCGCGTAAAATGCTATAGCGGCAGTAATCATGATAATTAATAAGATTGATTTAGCTTTTTCAAGCAATTGCTTCCAGTTGATATTATGCTTCTTTGATTCGTTGATATTTTTTGTATTATTTTTCATTTTATTTCTCCTTTATTGTTCGCTTAGCGACTGAGTTAGTGGGTGGCGGCTTTCTTAAAATTTATAGATACTCACGAGACGCACCCACCGACACAGCCGCTAATAGTTTATTGATGCCCTAATTGTTAAAGATCACTTTCTGACATATTTGCTTTGAGTGTTCTAGCTAATCTCCGTCACTCCTATAATTCTCGCTATTGAGTCGGATTGAGCTATATCTTTCAATGCAGTCAGTGTAGTTGTTCTGTCTACAAGAGGTCATCAATTTCAGATTGCCAACCTCTTCAAACAGAAAAACCCGCTGGCTCTCTACTTCCAGCGGGTTTTGCTATACAACAAAA